TTCTACGAATTCCTTGATCTTGATCTTGTCAACCTCAGATAGTGATGTACCTGCAAAAGTATCAATCTGATATTTGCCAGTACAGTCTACAAAGACATTACAACCATGAAAACCATTGCCTGGTGCAAAATACTGTAAACAAAAGATATCCCTGCGACGGTTAGAGATACGGCATACAAGCTTGCCGTTTTTCAGACGACCGTAAGCAAATCCGATGTTAGAATCAGTCTTACCGAGATAGTACTTCTCGATATCACCACGGATACCAGTACGGTCATTTTTCATGATACTGGGCTTAGGCAGCTCCACGCTTGTGTAGATATTCACAGCAGTCTCACTTTCTCCCCGTCAAGCCGATAGGACAGCTACTTGTTTAGTGGATGGTACCGGCGGTCAGAGTTTCGAGTCTCAACCATGCCTGCTTTTGTTATTTATTCTTCGCCTTCTTCTGACTCTTGGTCGGATTTGGCCTTTTCCTCCACTGCTTCCAGAAGTTCCGCCGACAGTTTCATAAAACCTTGTTTTACCATTACCAGCATTGCTCGGCAGTCTTCCGGCGATAGCGTTTCCAGTTTTTCCAGAACTTTTGCGTCATAGGTTTTGGCGTTGGCCCTGGTTCGTCCGTCGAATCCGATTTTACCTTCTCCGAACATAATCACTTTACCTGCGATTATATCCTCGTAATCCGCCATAAAGGACGTGATTTTATCGGTGGACGTTTTTTCCGCTGCGGCATTAGACGCAACAAGCTGTTTGAATCCATACATATAGATCAATTTCTGTTGCGGATTCAGTCCAACAACGACAGACGACAAATCAAAGTTTCCGCGTTTATCGTCGGGGAACGTAACTGAACACACGTTCGTATTGTTATTGAACGTCCAAACCGCGTTTTTCCGTACTTTTTCTGCCATGTTATTCTCCTTTTCAAAAAGTCTGAAAAGCAGGCATGACAGAGACCCGAAACGATATTCAGTTGTCAAATAACATGTTCACGAGTCGCCTCGTGTGCGGATCGAATCCGTATTTGTTTAACGCCTACATCCGGCGCTCGCATTACGTTAATGCAACACGCATGCCAATCTGTAACATATTGAAATCATTGAGATTTTTCAAAACGCCATTGGCCAATTCGACAAAATTGTCGGTGATATTTTGAAAACTTCAATAAAATCAAATACATGCGCACCGGCAAAAAATGTCGAGGGCCGACAAAAACGTCGAACGCCGCGCGCATATATAATGATTGCAAGAAACATGCCATAACTAAATTGTTTGGTGTTGGTGTTAAATTCTTGCAAACAGTATGCCTGACTAATGGTCACAACTGAAATTATTGGGTGCTACAAATTTTGGAGATGGGGGGGGAGTACTGGGCCGATCCGCGCGACAACTAGAATAAAAAAGGCCCAATTTTCCACTCAAGGTAAATTTTCAGAACCATCTACTTAGTCACATATAGACAAAAAATATTTTCATATACTATTAAAAAGTTCTTGACTTCTTTGAAATAATGTGCTACCGTAGGACAAAATAAATACAGGAGTCTCTAGTAAAGGTGACGAAGGAAGATAGGGAGTCGTTAGAGAAAGCGCTCGAGCCGGTAGTATCCTCTTTAGTAGAGGAAGTATTCCGTACTTCCGACCAGCGTAGGCTTAGGCTAGCCACATTCTGCGGTGTTGCTGAAAGTGGAAAGTTTGAGAAGTGCTCTTTGCATCATTTAACTAGTCTTGATTCCTGTGTGTATTTAGCAGACTTTAATATCTGTACAAACAATACCGCTGGTAAGGACACTTCGGATGTCCAGGCCTAAGTTAGATGTTGACATGGAGGCTGCGATTGATTTACTTACACGCGGGGTTAGTATTAAAGATACGGCTATAGAATTAGGTATAAGCAATCAAACCTTGAGTAATAGAATTGCGGACTTACAGAAGAAACAAGGACTTTTACTACAGTACCGCGCAATTCAAAGTCTGCAACTTACAGAACTTCAAGCTAGGGTGCTTGAAGCTATAACACCAGAAAAAATTGAAGAAGCTCCGCTTCGTGATCTTATTATGTCGTATAAGATATTGAAAGCTAATGAGCTGGTGGTTGAAGGTAAGCCGAGTGAAATCAAAGGGCTTGTATCTTATTTGATTCACCTGGAAAAACAAGAAGCTGCGTTAGCATCTGGCGCACCAATTGTGGGTTATGAAGAAGCAGAATTTACAGACAACCCAAATGAGGAACCGTCGTTGTCCGAACTGGACGAACAGGGCTTTTAAGTTAAACGTTCAATAATTGAATTTTCTTAAATAGGTGGGCTTGTGGAGATCATTTCGGGCACTGTTTTCTGGGGGGCTAACAACCCGAGACCGACACACCCACAAGTCCGCCTTGTATCAAGAACCCACGGCGCGGCTGGTCTGTATTACCATGCCTGTGTCGGGAAATAGAGCCCCCCATGAATCCCAAGCCAAAAACAAATTTACCAACTTGTATAAAGTGTAGAAATAGAAAGAGGACAATCAGACATCATGTGACATATAAGCCAGAATTGGTAGTTAGACTCTGCCCTAGTTGTCACACGAAGATAACAGTAGTAAATACAATCGCAGCTGTAGTGTTGGGAAAGAAGCTCTCGAACGAACTACGGCTTGTACTTTGGGTTTGGTTCCTGAAGCATAAAGGCTTAATCAACGAGCGTGTAGTAGCTGACGCACTTGGAATTGAGTTTGAGTTTCGGATTCAGCACATGCTCTTCATAGCTAAAACTAGACAGCGGATGGTAAAGTTCGAGCAGGTAATTAAATGCAAGAAGTAAATTTGAACAAATCAGTCTTGAATAAATTAAAGGAGTGGAGAGGTAGCTGCCTTCAATTTGTGAAGGAATGTATTAAAGTCACCCCGACTGAGCAACAAATTGAGCTTCTGGTTAGTGTTACTAAGAACAAGCGGATTACAATACGCAGCGGACATGGTACAGGTAAATCGAGTGCTGTTTCGTGGGTAATCCTCTGGTTCATGGTAACAAGACCATTTGCAAAAGTAGTCTGTACCGCGCCGACAAATCGGCAGTTGCACGATGTTTTGGTGACTGAAATATCAAAATGGCTTAGACAGTCAATCGTAGCTGATGAGTTCGTTATAAGAAAAGATGCGATACAACACCGCGATGCAACTAAGGAATGGTGGATTCGCTTTATCTCTCCGTCCGTTAAGGCCACTAAGGACGAACAAGCTGAAACACTCGCTGGCCTTCATGCTGACCACCTTTTAATCGTGGCGGATGAAAGCTCCGGTATTCCTGACCCTACTTTTATTCCTCTTGAAGGCACAATGACTCAGCCAGACAATAAGGTAATACTTATTGGAAATATGACAAAAAATTCTGGCTACTTCTATGACACACATTTTCATGTAAACATTTCTAAGGATTGGTGCAGACTGCATTGGGATTCTAGAAAATCCTCTAATGTAGACAGTTCGTATATTGATTACATGGCGAGAAAGTACGGCGTTGATTCTAGTATATTCTTAGTTCGCGTTGTTGGAGATCCTCCTTTACAAGATGATACGACTCTTATACCGCTTTGGGCTGCGCAGCAATGCATTGGTAAGGAAATTGTAGTTGCTGAAGACGAACCATTGTATCTTGGTGTTGATGTAGCTAGGTATGGAGATGATTCATCTATAATTTTGCCGCGTCAGGGTTTGCGTATTGATCCTTGGGAAACGTTTAATAAACTTAATACAATTGATCTTGGTGGCTTTATTAATCATACGTATCAGGAATTAGACGCCGCCGGCTGTGCAATAGATGTTATCGGAGTCGGCGCCGGCGTTGCTGACTGGTTACAAAAGCACGGTGTACCAAACTTGCATATGGTAAATGTAGCTTGGGCATCAAGCAACAAAGAAAAATTTGACAGACTTAGAGATGAGTTGTGGTGCAAGGTAAGAGATAATTGTTTGCTTGGGTTGTACTCGTTTCCAGATATAAAAGCCGCCGGCGAACAAGAGTCGTATGGAGAGAAGCTTGCAAATGAACTTTCTTCTGTTCGCTATTCATTTAATAAAGATGGCGGATTTAAAATCGAATCTAAGAAAGATATGAAAGCAAGGGGCGTTGCAAGTCCAAATATTGCCGACGCACTTTGCTTAACCGAGTATTTTGCGCGTAAGTCTACCAGAGTATTTAAAAAGCCTGGTATGTTTCAACAAGATAAAGTGCAGCAGTTTAGAGATGAATTCTATTCATCTCAAGGATGGATGGCCTAAATGTCATTATCAACAGAGAAAAAAGCTAAGATTCTTAGAGAAGCTAAAGATCGTTTTCGTATTGCGTCTGATTATGATAGACACAATAGAATAGCGGCATATGAAGACATGGAGTTTATAGCTAATGAAAGATCACAATGGCCAGAACAAATTAGAAAAGACAGAGAACTTGCTAATCAACCGTGTCTTGTCATAAATAAACTACCTGTTTTTATCGATCAAGTTGTTGGCGATCAACGTCAGAATAGACCTTCTATTAAGGTTATTCCTGTTGATTCTAATGATGATATAAATACTGCACGCATCCTAGGTGGATGGATGCGTCATGTGCAGTCGATTTCAAAATCGGATATAGCAATCGATCATGGATTTGAACACGCTGTTGCTTGTGGTTACGGAGCAGTACGTGTTATTACTGATTACGTATCTGATATGACAACGGATCAAGAGGCTTATATAAAGAAAATCGATAACGCGCTGGCAGTGTATTGGGGGCCATGCAGCGAATATGATTGCTCTGATGCTATGTACTGTTTTGTAGTATCTAATGATATGAGCAAAGAGGAATTCGAAGAAAAGTA